AAAGTTTTTGTGTTGAGCCATCATAAGTTCCTACTACATGAACCCATTGCCCATTGTAAGTAGATGCTGATTGTAAACCAGAACCATTAACAGAATATTGAATTTTATCATTATCCCCTCTAACATATAAAAGAAGACCATCATCATTTCCATCTGTCGTATCAATTATTCTTCTATCTGCACTTGAATTGGCTTCTGGCTTTATCCAAGCAGAAAATGTATTATTTGTATAGGAATAAGTAGTGCCTAAACTTACATAATCATTAGTCCCATCAAATATCATAGGCACATTAGACCGCACTAACGCATTTTGGTAGCCTTCAGAATACTTTGTTGAATCCCAAGTAGCACCCGTGAGTGTACCGTGATTCTGATTTCCAGAACCATCATACACATAAGAGCCAACACCTTCCTGCATAGGTAGGTGTAACTTCAGATTAGAACTGGCTACGCCTGTAGGAAGTATCTTCTCTGGGTTTGTATAGAGTTCCTGTACTTGGGCTTGGGTAAGAGTAGTATCAAATACTTGGAAATTGTTTTCTCTACCATCAAGATAAAAAGCACCAGCATTATGAGCCCCAATTTGTAAAGATGTTGCTTCTAATGTTATTCCCGTTATGCAAATATGATTCCATGTTACATGATTCACGGTTGTTGATTGTTCTCCATTAACATAAACAGTACCATTGTTTGGCGTTACAACAGCAGGGGTGGCAGAAGATAGATAAGCATAACCAGTAAGTTCGCCAGTTCTAAAATCGAATAAATATTCTCCATCTTGTGCATCTTGGTAAGCCCATAATGAAACTGAATAAGTACCATTTGCAAGAGTGATTGGAACATTCACATAATCATTAGCCCCGTCAAAATGAACTGCCGTGCCACTGTAGACAGAACCCAGATTCAAGGGGTCTACTACTCCGTGTGGGGATGATGTGTAGCCTGTATTTGTGGTTGCACCGTAAATAGAGCCTTCATTTGAGCCTTGTGAATCTGTGGCTAATACTTCTTTGACAGAGACATCATCCAAGTAGATGGTTTTTCCATCATCACTGCTCGCATACCAAATAAATCTGGTATGGGCTCCTGTTGCCACTACATCCTGCGTAAATGTTTGTGTACTTGTTGTTACTTCATTTCTTGTGAGAGCCAATTCTGTACTCGCAAGACCAACTCGTAATGATACATAATTAGGAGTTGTAGCCTCTGATGCTTTTGCTTTATAACTAACTCTATATGTTTTCCCAGCCGTTAGAGCCGACATCGTTACATGGATACGGGGGTGAGAAGAGTCATTACCCGTAATGACAGTTTTACTATCATATGTTCCAGATATTGGTGATGTGGAGTTGGCTGATTGAACTACGGAAGTCCCAGAATTAACAACTCCCCATCCAGTCAAATCTCCAGTTTCAACATCCCCATTAGTAACCATCTCACTCCCAAGACTCGTATCCCCCAAATCATACCAAGATACCAGATTGGTCTTTAAGCCACTTGACAATCCAGCATACTTCTCGGTGAACATTAATTCTTGGACTTGGGCTTGGGTGAGTGCGGATGAGTGTATGGATACGTTGGCTATTGAACCGTCAAAATGTCTATCAGCCCCAGCCTCTCTTGCTCCAATAGTAAAACTAACATCATCATTGTCAAGTGAACCAGTTTCAGCATCATCATCTTCTAAAGTTCCATTAATATATAATTTTTGATTACTTCCATCATAAGTTCCGCAAATATGTGCCCATTCGCCAACAACCAGATTAGTAGTAGATATAGTTTCTTTTTGAGAGCCACTTATAAATATATACCAATAGGCTTTAGAATCACCAGAATGTAAAAATAAGAAAAAATTCCTATTTGTTCCGTCATCTCTGCCAATTAAGTTTACGGTTTCGTCTAACACATTCGGCTTAATCCAACAAGAAAGCGTAATGGCAGAAGTAATATCTAAACTTGTATCATCACCACAATCTATATAATCATCCCCATCAAAACTGGTACTACCATCTGCCAACTGCACCGCCATCTTCGGCTGTGCCTTATCTTTTATTCTGGGCTTGAATGGTGAAGTGCCAGAGTAGGAATCTGTGTTTACTGTAGCACCATAGACATCACCATCATTAGAGCCTTTACTATCTAAAACTTGTACTTTATCACCTGAAACTGTATCAAATAAGATTGTTCCTGCATCAGTTGTTGTCCTTATTAAATATAGATAAACTCCAACTTGACCACTCTTAGGACTACCAATAACACTTATTTTTGTCCAAGTATCTGTGGAAGTAGTGCTTGTTGTTCCTAACACTTCAGCACCATCAGATGCTCTTAGTTCTATTTTACAAGCATCATTTCCAGATGTCCCAGATTTTACATAAGCATTAAATTGATATGACTTACCACTTGTTAATCCTGCAACCCACTGATAAGCCAGTGATGCTCCAGCAGATGACATTGTTATTTCGATACAGTTTCCACTTTGACCACCAGAAACACTTGCTAATGAAGCATTACCTCCTGACCAGCCAGTTGTATCACTTGAAAAAGTGCCATTCGTCACCAAACTACTACCGACACTTATAGAATCAAGGTCATACCAACTCACCAGATTCGTGAGTTCAGTATCCTGTAGTTCAGAGTAAGAGCCACGCCACATTATTGATTCTATCTCACTTGCGGATAAGGCTCTGTTCCAGATGCCTACATTGGCTATGGAACCATTCCAATAAGTAGCATCGGAAGGATGTCTCCCGATATTAAAATCTTCAGATGAACCTAAGTCTCCAACACTACCTATTGTGCCAGTTGCTGATAAATTTTCGAGAGAGCCATCAATATACATTGAAACACCAACATCTCTATCAACCGAAACTGCAATATGATGCCATTGCCCATCTATAACCCCAAGTGTTGTTGAAGACCACACTTCATCGCCACCACCACTGTCCATATAAAATTTAAGTTTTGAATCGTGTGTTCTAAAATAGACGTGTGGTGCGCTTCCATCATAAGATGAATATAATACTCCATCAGTATCAGTCCCTTTTACCCAGAGAGATAATGAGAAGTCACCAGTGCCAAAATTGAGACTTGAATCACTACCTATATCTATATAATCATCACTCCCATCAAAGGAAGTAGAACCTTCCAGAAGGAAGTCGGGGGTGGTGTCTCTAAAACGGTAAAATGCCTTTAAGCCATCTCGTATGATAGCTACGATTGATCTTCCAACCCTGGAAAGACCTAAGCCAAGTCCTAAACCCAGCATTAATAAATAAAGATTATATCGCCTGCGTCTGGTGCAGAATCGCCAGCGTCATGTCTTGCCCCAGATGCCCTGATCGGCAAAACCGTGCCGCCTGTTGCGTTCTTAAAGACTACCCATGCACCACCTACATAAAATTCATAATCATCGCTTACACCTACATACACAGCACGACAAGTGTCATTGGAAGTGAGTGCATTGGTGATGGATGAAACAGTTGCGCCTGGAGTGACCGCCTGCTGAACTGAAAAATCGCGGTAAGTATCTGTGGTTTGAGTTGCCATATTTTCCTCGCTAATTAATTATTGCAACGCCCTAAGCCTATGGAAAGCGTGACTGGGCTGTTATTTCAATAATTACAACGAGTTATGGCTTCATTTGTTCCACATATTGCTTAGTTAATATATTAAATCTTTGTCTGAATTTTTTAGACACAAAACCTGGGATCTTATTCATCTCCACCATCATAATTTTTCTTTCTTCTTTATCCGCACCTGCATATTTCTTAAAGAAGTAATCTGCTCTTTGAACAGGGTTTAGATCCAAACCATCGTAATACCAGCCTGGATTACGAACATCTTTTGTTTGATATGACCTAACAAATCGCTTTTTCATTTTTTCTTTATCAGGATATTCTGATGTTCTAATAGAATCAATGACTTCTTTTTTACTCATTGCTCCATCGCGATACTGCTTCCAGAGATTATCACCAAATTCTCTCTGCTGCTTATCTACAGTATTCTTAGCAATAATAGTGCGTTTTAATTCTTTATCTTCTTTATACGGATTAGTGAAAGATATAAACCTTCTTGCACCAGGAATATCTTTTAACATTTGTTTTGTGAATTCTTCTGTTACTTCTTCATCTTGCCCCTGAGTAAGCATCTTGTATCCGCCACCGACCATATCAGTCCATATATTTCTATGGGTAGTAAATTGTTTGGTAAAATACTCCAGTCGAGCAGGACTAACATCTGCCAGTTCGCCTATATCAATAAATGCCTGACCTGTCCTTCCTGGGATAAACTCCTGTGAAGGTTCTATAGGTTGACCCCTATCATCGTAGATCGGTTTACCACGCCAAAAATCTATATTATAACTTGCGCCAACATACGCATCCACTGCTGGTGGTAATGGATCATCTATTGGTAAAAAGCCAGCTAAGTCTTTTATACCCTCAATCACCTGATCAGACGCATCTTTATTTTTATATGTTTTCTCTAATAAAGCATCCGTTGATGATGCAATAATCCGTTGACCCTGATCCTTTGGAAATTTATAATACATATATCGTTTATTACCGCGCTCATCCGTATAAGAGAAAGGAGTAGTGACAATCCAATAATCATTTCTAATATTTTCATCTATTTCATCATACGCTTTACCGTTGACCACATTATTGGCAAACCAGAGACTTGATGCTGTACTGGAAATCCATGCGGTTTTTGTAGCGAACCCTTTAGGGTCTTTCCCTGGGGCGCGGAACAAACCCCTGGTTGCCTGCACTGTTGCATTTAAGTAAGGCATACCTGAATCAAGAGCTTTTATCCAAGAACCGCCTTGTGCAAAATCCAGATAATTCCTTGCTTCCCATGTAGCATTAATTGGCGATTTACCATTTTTTAATGCTCTCTCTCTCAATGCAAGCCTGACCCATATCTCGCTTGTCTCTCCTGCATACTTTGCCACTTCCTTGAACGCATCAAAAGTATTGGATACTTTACCCGTTGACTTATATGTCTTGCCAAAGCCGCCCTGATGGGTAAGAAATTCCATCCCACCGCCTTCCATGACATAATCTCTATATTTCCCTTTTCGACCAAAAGCATCACCAGCTACAGATATTAGATCAGCACTCATCTGTGCAGCGAACT